GCTTTTATATCGAAATAGTTCACTAAAAACTTTTGGATTTTTGAAGTGTTTTTCTTTAGATAAGTCGCTATTGATCCAGTAACTAAAGTCGCTGCTGTTGTTCCTAAAGAAGCATACATCCCTAATTTAGAACCCCACATCTTAATAGTTGAATCAACCATCCTAGATGCCGAATTCAAAACCTTTGGATCAGTAAAAATGTCAATTAATGATTCACCAATATCAAATACATATTTTTTCATTCTTTCTAAATCTTTGAAAGAGTCACCAAAGCCCAATTTAAAACCATTAATAAAAATGTTTGATAATCGTTTAAATTCATCAACAATCCCTTTCAGCATCCCATCAAATACACTTGCTTGTTTTGTTGCTTCTGGAAACTTGACTGCTTCAGCAACTGAACCTGAAGAAGCTCCACCTCCAGTACTGCCACTACTGCCTGATTGTGAGTCATCACTACCAAAAGATAACTTGTTGATTGTATCAACTTTAGCGAATGCCTTTTGTATCTTCTTAGCAGCTGCACTAGCACCATCACCAATAGCACCAACTGAATCTCCTGCTTCTTGTGCAGTTTCATCAATCATCCCCATATCTCCTGTCGCCTCAGCCAATGCTCCACCTCCCGAATCACCACTGTAGCCTGTAAGCATTTCCATAAGTGAAGCAAAAGAATCGGCCAGTACCTGTAAATTAGACATAACCCAATTTATTCCTTTTACAATTGGTGTGAAAAGCGCAATTAAACCTTTTCCAATACTTGCCTTAAATGAATCCCAACGCAAAGTAAGCATACGTGTTTGGTTTGCCCATGAATCTTGTGTACGTACAAAATCGCCTGTAGCAAATTTCAATTGATCTTGCACAAACTGGTATCTCAATAACACTTTTTCTTGCTCAGTCATTGCTTTAGTTGTTTTGTTGAAGCCATTTTCCATTGCATATGCATCAAGAGCTGTTTGTGTCATAACAACCCCTAAATCTTTTAAAGATTCAGTTTCACCTGTAAACACGGATTTTAATTTTGTGTACGCTTCATCATGATTCATATCATAGAAGGATGCAACATCTCCGACTAATCCTGTTAATGTTGTTGACATATCTGCTGCTTCTTTTTCGGTGAATTTAAAAGATTGTGCCATAGAACCAAAAGTACCAGTATATCGTTTTGCTAGTGTTTCACTCATACCAAAATTAGTAATGGCATTTTTTGCGAAATCATTAATTTGTGAATTCATAGTTGGAAATGCTACATCAACAACATTTTGAACTTCTGTTAATGCGCTTCCTAGACTTAAGCAAGAGCCGACAAATTTTGAAATTGCAACAACCGAAAACGTTGCCGCTGCTGCTTTACCAATTCTCGCAAAGGATTGCTTAGATGAACTTTCGATATCTTTAACTTGTTTCTTATAATTTCTTCCGTTTACTTCTAGATCAAGTGCAACTGCACCGATACTATTTTTACCAGGCATCTAAACACCTCCCTTCGATAAATTTTGAAACATCTTTTTAAAATCATTTATCACTTCTTCATATGATTTAGAAGAAGTGTCTACTTTTTTTGCTTTTTTACTATGCCAATCAGAACGAATTTTTCTTTGCTCTTTTGTGAAATGTTTTAGTTTTTCTTTATCCGTTTCACTTCTTATAGAAACGATTTTAGCAAGTGGTGTATCTTCAGTTAACCCACTTAGATAATTGCAAAATTCATTCCATGGCATATCATTAACCGAACGTAATCTTATGCCATACTGCTTAAAAAAAGAGGACTCAATCAGCCCCCAATCATCAAGCAAGTCATAGTAAGCATCATGCTCACTACTTGGCTTTGCGAAATCGTTCTTTTACTACCTCTAGATCTTCATCCTCAACTAACGACATAACCGCAAAGAAAATATCCATATACTGCGAAAATGAAAATCCTATCGCATTTATTTCTTTTGTGGCTTTTTTTCCTAAAAGTATTTCAAACGCTTCATCAATTGAATCAGCATTAGCCTTATTTTCCTCAGCTGCACTTTGCATAGTTGCTTGCATTTTTAGAATGTTCGATTTTTCATCATTCACTTCATATTTTTTACCATTTATTGTGATTGTTGGTTTCTCTAAATCTAAATTCAAATCTATATTTTTTGCCATAATTTTCTCCTCAAATTAAAAAAGGGCTCATTTAGAACCCTTAAATTGCTTCTGTAAAAATTGGTTTACCATTTGACATTACTTCGAATTCAAGTGGCGCTACACCAGTTGAATCTCCAGCACCAATATTTGTAACATTAATGACTGCTTCCCTCAGTTCTACTTTCGAACCATCTGGAAAAGTCCATACGAATGGTTGCTCTACATCTCTACCATTTTTTGAATAAAGTGCGGCTACTGCATCATTTCCTGCATCTCCTACGTTTCTCTTTCCAGTAACTGAAATAGTCAACGCTTTTGCAGTCATCAGTCTACGTACCCACCCATTTGTTTCAAAAGGTGTCCATTCTTCAACTCCATTATCAAATGATACACTAAACGATTCCATATCAGCAATCGTTACTGGTGTTGTTCCAATTTTAAATTGATTTTCATAACAAGGATATACTCCTGTTGTTCCAGGCATATTAAGCCCTCCTTTCATAGTAAATAATAATTTCAATAACTCTTTCGTACACTCCTTTTTCATCAGTATGAACATCTACTGGTTCATTTACTAATAATTCAACATAGTAGATATAATGTTCACCAATCGAAAATTTGTGTTTTTTTTGTAATTCTTTGTATAAATTCCACGATATAAGCTCAGTATCATGATGGTTTTTATTCCAATGCAATAATAATGAAACTGCTTTCGATGTGCATTTGGTAGTCATTAAGCCACNAAGCGCAATAGAAGGNTGATTATTTCGTTGCAGTTGATATATTCCTAAGGACTTATCCCTTTTGTTATCTAACTTACCTATGTAGTAGTTATCAATTTTTGTATCAAAAGTTTTTAACCAATCTTTTACTTCGTCCAATAACAACATCTACCCACCTCCTTGATTACGTTTCAAAAACGCTGAAAATATTTGTTGCACTTCTTTTACTCTTGAACCTTTTGGCAAAAAGTCATTGTACCACTCAGCACCTGCTTTAGCATTGTTAATAGTTTGAAAATCATATTCTGGATGGAAATATAATCTTCGTGCTTGTGGAGCACTAGTGACTAAGCTTACTCGTCCATTTTTCAAGTTAGAATCATCTACAAATGTTTGTTCATTTTGCAGGCTACCTGTATCAAAAGGCATCTTAGCAGAGTTAATAACTCTAGTCTTAATTTCTTCACCTGTTTGTTCAAGACTTCTCAAAACTGCTTGGTCAAGTTGTTTTAATTTCCCAGGATAAAACTTAAGTTTAGCCATTACTCTAACTCCAGTAGTGTGTAATTCACACTACCATCAGGATTACGTGCTTTTGTACCTTTATAAATCTTTCTAGTTTCTCCAAAAACAACAACTTCACCATCTGAAATAACAGGTAAATCAGGTGCAATATCACCATTAAAAAAAGCCTTACCACTCAATGTAATAAGACTTTTTTCAGGTGTTAGTGTTTTATAGGCACTATCTTGAAAATTACACATCAAATTTTCGTCAAGAACTTCCAAAGGTTGTCCTTGTTCACCTATTTCATCACTATAAATTGTGACTTTGATGGGTGTTGTGAGTACCCAATCAGGAACTAATTTCATGTAACCCATCGATATTTACCTCTGTACGTCAAACCAGTTTGTTCTAACAGCGAATACAAATGCGAAGGTATGAATATGCCTCCATCAAAATAAGTTGTCTTAGAAGCTCCAATAGTCATCGAGACACCATTAATTGAATAAGAAGAAAGCAAAGAAGCTAACTGTTCTTTGTTATTATATTCAAAGTCCGCTAATTCGCATACGACTTCTTGTAGTATATCTAACTGGAAAGATGTTAACTTCTCTACATTTTCTACAATTCGATTGTAGGTGAGTGAATCTACATGTCTACTTGCTTGTCTTAAGTGCTTTTTAATATCTTCATCTGGTATTACTTTAGAATAATCTTTGTAAAATTCTTCGCTTACATAAGGTTCATAAGCCATATTGGCACCTCCTTATTGAGCTTCTGCCTCTTTAATCTTTTTGGTAATTCCTTCAACAGATGTTGCGTTACCAATATCAATACCTCTTTCTAATGCATAATTTTTCAATGCTTCAACATCCATACCTTTTAAGTGATCACTTGCAGATGCTTTACCTACATTTTCCAAAGCCTTTGCAACTGCTTCTTTTAGTATTTTTTTATGCTCAGCATAAGAAATTTTAGAAATCGGTGATTTCTCAAGTAGTTTACCCTCTTCATAGATGTCAAACCCACGTGCAAGGTATGTTTTTTTAGTTGTTTCATCAACTTTGTATTGCTTGTTTTCTTTCTTTGCTACTAACATACTTTCTCCTTTCTATGCTTCTTGGTTGATGTAGCAACCTTCAGCAAGTAATGTATCAATACCAAAAGTATCGTTAAATCTACGGTTTTGATATAAGTAGTTATCCGCTGTTCTTGAATCGCTTCCAGGAGTAAACATGTGAATGTAAGAGTACTTAACACGTGAAACTTGTGCTTCTGGATCAACAATAATATAGTTTATTTGTTTGGCTCCTACTCCAACTTCACATCCATTAGTAAAATCATAACTTGTTTTGAATCTTTCTAAAGGAACTGTAACGATTTCTCCAAAATCTTCTAATGTAGTAATTCGACGGTCTAAACCATTTCCTTTTGATACATCTAAGGTACGTTGAATCCC